CGTTGGTAAGGACTGGTGCAGGGTAGTAGACACGACCAAGCTTTCCTTCCTTACGAATCTCAATCTGAGAAGCGATAGGGTGAATAGATGATGTTGAGTTGTTGATGTATGAGATTGATCCTGTAGGTGGTACTGCCTGAAGGTTCTGGTTATAGATACCGTGCTTCTTGACAGACTTAGCAAGTGATTCCCAGTCCTGCTGTGTTGGAATCTCAATCTTTGAATCTGTAAATAGCTTGGCAACCTTCTTAGTTGCTGGCTTCCACTCTTGCTCGATGTACTTAGTGAAGAACTCACCATTTGCATACTTAGAACGCTCAAAGCCGTCGAATGGGCTACCAGTTTCTTTAGCAAGCTTGTTAGATGCCTTTAGAGCGTAGTACAATACAGTGTAGAAATAAATATTGGTAAAGTCAATACCCTCTTCAGAACCGTAGTGAATCTGCTCACGACCAAGGTAGCCGTGTAGGTTCATCTGTCCCAGACCAATGGCACGAGACTTCTTGTTGCCCTCAGCAATTGACATTACAGATTCGATGTAAGACATATCTGCAACTGCTGTCAATGCACGGATAGAAGTTTCAATAGTCTTTTCAAAGTTCTTACCATCCATAACTGCAGCAATGTTTAGTGAGCCAAGGTTGCAAGAGATATCTTTACCAATCTGGTCATAGCTCAAGTCTGCGTTGTATGTGGTTGGTGTGTTAACCTGAAGAATCTCGGAGCACAGGTTGGACATATTGATGCGACCATCAATTGGGTTGGCATCGTTTACTGTGTCTTCATAGACAATGTATGGATACCCTGACTCAAACTGAAGTTCTGCAATACGCTCAAACAACACACGAGCCTTGATCTTGCTCTTGCGAATTTCAGGATTGTCAACCATCTCTTGATACTTTTCAGTAACAGAGATATCGCTCATTGGCAATCCGTAGATACGCTCAACGTCATAGGGTGAGAAGAGATACATATCTTCGTTAGTCTTAGCAAGCTCTAGGGTGATGTTTGGAATAACAACGCCAATGCTAAGAGTCTTGATACGCATTTTCTCGTCTGCATTCTCACGCTTAGTGTCAAGGAAGTTAAGGATATCTGGGTGGTGTGCGTTTAGATACACTGCCCCAGCCCCCTGACGAGCACCTAGCTGGTTAGCGTAGGAGAATGAATCTTCGAGAAGCTTCATTACTGGAATGACCCCAGAAGACTGGTTCTCAATCTTCTTGATTGGAGCACCTGCTTCACGAAGGTTTGTGAGGTTTAGTGCTACACCACCGCCACGCTTTGACAGCTGGAGTGAGGAGTTGATTGCACGAGCAATCGATTCCATGTTATCCTCAATACGGAGTAGGAAGCAAGAAACAAACTCTCCCCTTTGTTTCTTAGCAGCATTGAGAAATGTTGGTGTAGCAGGTTGGAAGCGACCAGAGATTAGTTCATCAACTATATCAATCGCAAGCTTTTTGTTTCCATTCGCAAGCATAAGAGCTGTAACAACTACACGATCTTCAAATCGTTCTAGGTAGCGTGAGCCATCGAATGTCTTGAGTGCATATGAAGTATAGAACTTGTATGCTCCAAGAAATGTTGGGAAGCGGAACCTCTGTGCATAGGTGTGCTGGAACGCAGACTTAATAAAAGGAAAGTCATAGAGATCTAGAACATCCTTGTCGTAGTATTCATGCTCAACTAGATAGTCTAGCTTCTCCTGAAGGCTGTGAAAGAAAACAGTGTTCTGGTTCACGTGGTCAAGGAAGTATGCCTTTGCAGCCTCCTTGTCCTTATTAAACTGAATCTGACCGTTCTCGTCATAGAGATTCAGCATTGCGTTTAGCTCGTGGTAACTGTAACCGTTTGTCATACTAGCATCGCCAGCCTTTCCTTAATTGTTATTGTGTCTTCTTCTGTGCCGAATATCTCTACCCTGCCTAATATGGGGACACCTGTTTTAGCTGCAATCATATCTGCAGCCTTGCAGTAGTCTTCCCCAAAGTTTGTGTTTCCTAGACCTACGACAGCAACCATCTTTTGCCTGTTCGACTCTACGTTTAGGAATGATCGAACTTGTCTTGGAATAGCGTGATTCTCGCTCCCACCACCATATGTGGGAACAAATAGTACGTATCTATCTGGTACTATAATTGGATTATCAGAATCCTTAATTGGAATTCTAATTGATTCTAGCCCTAACTTTTCTACAAACCTTTTAGTGTTTCCAGAATAGTTAGAAAAATAAACAATGCCTAAACTCATTGTATGCTCCTAAATTGTTTTGAATTGGTCAAGATAGTCGCGTACATCATTTGGTATAGAGTTATATTCTATCACGCCTTTAGAACTTTCCGCAAGTTGTTTTTTAGGTTTTTGCTTAAACGTATGAACCTCTACTTGAAGGTTTAGGTCTTTGGGTGTGTGAGAGATTGCTCCAAAAACTGCACCACACACAGCATCTGCAAGGTCCTTAGATTTCTTGCGAGGGTGATCAACTCTATTGTTTCTCATAATCTTAAGCTCTGTTAGCTCTTCAAAAAGAATATCGATAGATGGCATAGCAAGACGCTCTTCATAAATGAGCATTGCCATATCTTCATAGTGTTTCTTAGCAACAGAAACAGTCTCTGTTCTAATGCCAACTTGTTTAAGTTCATTCTGAATGTCAAAGGATTGCCAGCGGTCAAAGCTTACCATGCCAAGATTAAATCCTAGACGACGAAGATTCTGAATCCACTGCTTAACTTCTGACAGGTTAACTGGACCTTCTGTCTTTGGCTCCCACCACGCCACAGCATCTACTACAACTACTGGTGCTACCTGCTGGTAATCCTTGATTACCTGAATGTTTACCCACTTATCTACGTGAGCAATTGCTACCGCACACTTGTCGTGGCGTTGTGCAAGGTCGGCGTGAACGTAGTAAATCTTGTCTGGGTCTGGGACAAACGTCTCGTCAAAGCGACGATTGGCATCTAGGGGATTACGCAGTGTCATTGAGCTCTGGACCTTTTCGATCTGCTTAAAGAATGCATCTGAGCTATAGGTAGGCACACAGGCAAATCGCATCATAGCGTCTCCCAGGTCGGTATAGAAAGCAAGCTTAAAATCGTCTATTTTACGAGTAGGGTTTACCACCCACGTTGGTCTCTTTACTGCAAACATTCCAGGATACTTGTAGTTGATAATTGTATCTTCATCCCACGAAATTTCTAGACTGTTGCCGTCTGCATCTTCTGGAAGGTCTGGATTCATAATAAACTTATGAGTCTTTGTGATAATTTCTTTATCCATAATTACATCGTCATAACGTTGGGAGATAAAGTCTCCAGGGTAGCGAGGGAATGAGAGAAGTGCTACCTTGCCCAAGTCTGGGAATCGAGAATCTACAGAAGCACGGAATGCCTTGTAGATGTTGTCTGCGGTCTTTCCCTGGTCATTGCCAGTATTTGTCTCTTGTGCAAACCCAGAGATCTCGTCAAGGACGGCTAGGATAAGGTTAAGACCCTCGTGGCTCTCTCGTTCAGAGTGACCAGAGTAAACGGTGATAGCGTTATCAAACTCAATACTATCAACCTTAGCAAAGTACTTTCCAGCAAACCAGGGTGAGCGTTCGATCTTAGACTTGAATCCTTTGAAGAAAACGTTCTTGGCTTGCTGTGCGTTGATAGCTACGTTGATAATGTCAATAGCATCTCCAGATGGCTTACCAAAGTAACGTGCTGGATCTTTAAGACATAGAAGCTTGTATACGATATATGCACAGGCTACGGTAGATACAAAGTCCTTACCGCTACCCTTGCCAAGTTGAAGGATAACTTCATTCTTTGTGTACTTCTTGTAGTAGCGAGTTCCTTCTTCTGTGCCAAGAATGTCTATAAGATCTTCCATCTTGTAAATTTGGCTCATAGCCTCTACAATGTCGTATTGAATTTGTGAGAGTGGTGGTTGCCCAAGATATGCTTCACCCTCAACAAAGGTCTTAGCATCTACTGGAATTTCTTCAAAGTTATTATCTTTTAGAACTTCAAAGAAATCATCAAACATCTCTGACAACAGTAATCACCTCTTGGTTTTTAGAAACCTCAGATAGCCTACGCATAATCTTGTCACGCACTTCTGGATGCTCTGCAGCAATATCTTTTAGAATATCTTTTAGAATATCCTGTCTACGCTCAATCTCCAGCATTTCGTCTGCCAGTTCTTTGTTCTCTAATAGTCCTGCTTTTTGCAGCATGTCGATACGCTTGGACTCAATGTCGAGCACGAGTTTAATACCTGCAGTTTTTGCACCGAGGTTAGCAATTGTGGTTGCTTCATCGATAACCTCATATGCCTTACTAATTAGTTTGTTATAGTGTGTGTCTGCTACTACAAGAGCTTCTTTGGCACGAGCACGAATTGCAGCATTGTCTGCAGCCATAAGTTTCCATTGGTTGATGTGGGCAACAACCTTTTGACGTGGAAGTGCAAGATCTTTAGAAATCTGCGTAGGTTCAGAACCCTGCAAGTACTTTTCTACAACCCTGTTTATTTCATCAAGGTGTTCTACTGTAAGGTCTTCAAACGACACTAGCCTTAGCCTTCCTTGGTCTACGCTTTGGAATACGCTTTACACGGTCAATAGAGAATGATCTATACGCACCTTGTCGTCCTCGCCACATCTCAAAACAGTCCACCCATACCGCACCATTTACTGGGTTAGTAGTAATCGACTCAAACTTAAAGCGTGTTCCATACTCTCCAGTAATCTTGATAAGTTCTCCACGCTCAATGACAAAGTTCTCATACTTCATTTCATTTACACGAATAAATGGGTCATTGATTGCAACACTGGGGGAATCGGTTTTACGTAATCTAGCCATTAGAATTTTCCTTCAAGTCGTTTAATTTCATCCTGAATATAAAAGATAGCTTTTTCAAGATCTTGGATTGTCTTAGCCTGGTCTTTAAGACCTGCTCTCCACAAATACTTGAACGCATTCCCTACGTTAAAGTTGCGGTGGCGTGTTATCTGAATGCACTCAACACCACTTGGGTCCTGTGTATAGTGTGGTGGATGGTTAACCTGGTCTACAGTTATTTTTAGATTTTCACTCATCTTTTGCTCTTTCGTAGTTTGAATTTTGCAAGGTAAACATAAATTGTTTCTGTGGTAGTCCCACACTCTTTAGCAATTTCATCTGGTGTCTTCTTGTCGATCCAGTATCGCTTCTTGAGCCAAGCCTCATTAGTATACAGTTTACTACCCATAAGCTTACTTGTCAACCTTTTCCCAATTGTGGATAGCCCAATGCCCAATTCCGATAGCATCTGCCACGTCATTATCACTAATAGACTTATTATAATACGTGCTAACATAGCGTATTGTTTTTTGTTTTCTGATTTCACGTTCTTGCCCCTTATACCAAGATTCGGATTTGTTAGGATTGTCTTTGCGGAGCTGCTGCTTCTCTACCGCAGGTAACTTTGTGTTACCGATAAATGATTGCCAGGTGATAGGATTAACAGATCCATCAATCTTTATACCGCTAATCTGTGCAGCTCCTAGTATGGCTCCCTGAACTAATGCAAGGTCTGCAGCAGTCTTGGGACTATTGATAAAGACA